TTTAGCCCAGATGGTTCTGCTATAGCTGTAGCTATTGGTAGTACACCTTATGTTTCAGCCTATCCTTGGTCAGGCAGTGGGTTTGGAACTAAATATGCTAATCCAGCCACATTGCCTTCAGGTCCTACAAGCGGAGTAGCTTTTTCACAAGTATCATAGCCTTTATACAAATAATCTTTTAACTTGAAAGAAAACAATATGACAGATAAAATAATTGAAACCCCCAAGACCCGTGAAGAAATCTTGGCGATGTCTCTTGAGGCGCGGGTTGCCGAGGTGATGAATTACCAGATTAATATCGACAACTACGCTATTGCTTTGGAAGAAATCGGCAACCTACCGCCAGACGAGCGCGCCGAACTTTCAGCTTTTACAGAGCAGCTTCGCACACTTTTGACTAGTGAGAAGCTGGAGCAAAAGAAAGCCAAGATTATGCTGTCGGTTATCAAAAAACAAGTGGGGTAATCTATGTTTGCACTCATTCAAGACGGGGCTGTAAAACGGTATCCGTACAATGTTGCCCAATTAAAGGTAGCAAACCCCAATGTCAGCTTTCCAGCAACCCCCAGCGATGGGACGCTGCAAGAGTTTGGGATGTTTAGGGTGTTCAATGCAACTCAACCAGAGTTAACTGACACTCAGGTTCTAGAAGAAGACCCGCCCGTCTTTAGTAATGAAGACCAGCGCTGGACTCAGGTTTGGCGAGTGCGCGATATGACTGCTGAAGAAGTGGCAAACCGCAACGACGCACAAGCTGCAAATATTCGAGCGCAACGTGACACAAAGCTAGCTGAGACGGATTGGATTGTCATCAAGAACTTGGAGTTGAACGCTAATATTCCCGGTGCATGGGAAGTTTATCGCCAAGCCTTGCGGGATGTACCAACACAGTCAGGCTTCCCTTGGACAATAAATTGGCCTAACCAACCATGATTGACCCGTTCACAGCGTTTGCAATGGCACAAGGTGCTGTAGCGGGCATAAAAAAGCTGTCGCTCTTGGTAAGGACATCCACAGTCTATATAAAGAATTCAGCAGTTTTTACCAAGCAGCAGATACGGTTCACCTAGCAAGCAGTAAGGCGCGGATTGCTAGCATAGGAAAGACAGACGCACAGATTAGTTCTCAAGCTCTCCAGATTGCACTGGCATCTAAAGCGCTAAGGGAACATGAAAAGGAACTGAAGGACATACTTTTTTACAGCGGGAACGCTCAGGTGTGGGAGGAAATGATGGCAGAGCGGACAAGGCTTATTAAAGAGCGCAACGCACTGGAGCGAGAAGAAGCGGAGCGCAAGCAGAAGGACAAGGAAATGAAGGTGTCAATCATTATGAACACGTTGTGGATTTCCGGGGCATCAGCTATCATCATCCCGCTGGTAAGCATCACGTTTCACGTTATAACGAACAGGGGTTTCTAATGATTCCAATCATCGGTGCATTGCTAGGCACTCTTGCAGAAAACGGCTTGGGTCTGCTTTCCTCGGCTATACAAGCCAAGGGCAAGCAAGTGGTTGAGAACACACTGGGTATCAAGATACCCGACAACCCCACCCCTGCGGACGTTGAAAATCTGCGGCAGCTTCAGTACGAGCATGAAGAGCGGTTGATTGAGTTGGGCATTGAGAAAGCCAAGTTGGAGATGGCTGAACTTGCACTGCTTGCCAAGGCCGCGCAGAGCGATGCGGAAAACATCACAGACCGCTGGCAAGCAGACATGTCTAGCGACTCTTGGCTGTCCAAGAACATCAGGCCATTGAGCTTGATTGGCATCTTCTTTGGTTTCTTCTTGTTTGCCATGATGTCCGCTTTTGGGTACAACGCCAATGAGAGCTACGTAACTTTGCTGGGGAATTGGGGTCAGCTTATTATGGGCGCTTATTTTTGTGGTAGGACAATTGAGAAGCTGGCTGAAATGAGGAGCAGCAAGTGAAAGCCAAGTTGACGTTCCTTGTCACCTTGATGGTCAGCTTTACCCTATGCATTGTTGTAGTTGGCATGGTTGGAGTTTTAATGGCTGGCCTGTTTGACGAAAAAGTTGATAACGCTGAAATCTTCAAGCTCATCAGCCCTGCATTTCAAACCATCGTCGGCGGCTTCATTGGCCTACTTGCAGGCGTAAAGTTGTCCCACGGCGAGACAGATGAAGAGCCTAAAAAATCGGAGGTAGTATGAGCCTAAGTCAAGAACAAGCAGCTTTCCTGTTGGACATGTGCAAGCTAATCCAGTACGCTACAGAGCAAGGCTTCATGGTCACAGGTGGGGAACTTGCGCGTACCCCCGAACAGCAAGCTATTTACGTGAAGACGGGCCGGTCTAAGACCATGAACTCCATCCACCTCAAACGGTGCGCGATGGACTTAAACTTCTTCAAGGATGGGCAGATAATCTGGGACAAGGCTATTCTGGCCCCTGTTGGTGCGTACTGGGAGACACTGCATCCTAAAAACCGTTGGGGCGGAAATTTCCGTTCATTGGTAGATTGCCCACATTTCGAGCGCAATGTGTAAGCCTTTGCCATGCCCATAAAAAAACTTACCCTCAAAGCTGGTGTAAATCGTGAGAACACGAGGTATACCAACGAGAACGGCTGGTACGAGTCCGACAAAGTTCGGTTTCGTCAGGGTACACCTGAGAAGATTGGCGGCTGGCAACGTATTTCGGCAAGTACGTTTCTTGGGGTGTGCCGGTCTCTTTGGAACTGGATAACGCTGGGTTCTTTGAACCTGTTGGGTGTTGGTACGAACCTAAAGTTCTACGTTGAGAGTGGCGGGGTCTACAACGACATTACGCCCATCCGGGCAACCTACACACTTACCAACCCGTTTACCACGGCTACGTCTACTAATACCGGCACGACCACGACAGTCACCGTAACCGACGCTAACGGCGGGTTCATCAACAACGACTTTGTTACCTACTATGCGGGCGGCGCAACTTCAGTCACGTTCAACGGCATCACCATCACAACGGGGACTGAGTATAAGATTACACTCGTAAGCTCCACAACCTACACCATTACGGTCACAGGTACGGCATCCGCAAGTTCCGCAGGGGGCGGGACAATCTACGCTGTTTACCAAATTAATACTGGCCCTTCATTTTCTGCCCCGCTTACTGGCTGGGGTTCAAGCACTTGGGGTTCTGGAACTTGGGGTATTGGTACCGCGGCTTCGGACGCTTTACGCATTTGGAACCAGATGAACTGGGGGGAAGACCTTGTTTTTGGCCCCCGTGGGTCTCCAATGTATTACTGGGAGTCATCCATAGGGGTTACTGCTACAACGGCAATAATAACCATTGCATCTCCCTGTGTAGTCACATGCAGTGTAAGCATTGCAAATAACACACCCAGTGTACTTTCCACTACCGGGTGGCTACCAACCGGTCTATTGCCGGGAGTTACCTACTACACTTTGTATTTGTCTGCAACTACGTTTAATTTGGCAACCACTGCTAGTGGTACACCTATTATCACTACCGGCACGCAGGGCGGCGTGCATTCCGTTACCCCTAGGGGGGTACTACTCTCCGCGCTTGCGGGCGCGGATGGCTATACCCCGCTGTACCAAAATTCGTTGACCGTGTCCGATGTCAGCCGCTTCTTGATTGTGTTTGGCACAAACGACTATGGCAGCACATTTCTTGACCCCATGCTCATTCGGTGGTCTGACCAAGAATCGTTAGTTACGTGGTATCCAGCAGTGACCAACCAAGCGGGCAGTCTGCGCCTGTCTCACGGCTCCGAGATTATTACCATCCTACAAAGCCGTCAGGAAATTTTGGTCTTTACCGACCAAGCGGTCTATTCACTCCAGTATCTTGGCCCCCCAGTTGTTTGGGGCGCGCAGTTACTTGGTGACAATGTGTCTATTGCGGGGCCAAACGCAGCCGCAATCGGCTCTGGCATTACCTACTGGATGGGCGTGGACAAGTTCTACAAGTACGACGGGCGGATTCAAACTCTGCGTTGCGACTTGCGGCAGTTCATTTACAGTGATATCAACCCCCTTCAGTTTGACCAAGTGTTTGGTAGCACCAACGAGGGATTTAATGAGGTCTGGTGGTTCTATTGTTCAAGCAGTAGCAACACGATTGATAGGTACGTCGTCTATAACTATGCAGAAGACCTGTGGCAATACGGCACTATGGCCCGCACAGCTTGGCTGGATAGCGGTTTGCGCAACTATCCGGTTGCAGCCACTTATAACTTTAACATTGTTAACCATGAATTTGGGGTTGACGACAATGAGACAGACACAACTACGGCTATCACCGCGTCTATTACATCGGCCCAGTTTGACATTGATGACGGGAACAACTTTGCGTTTGTCTGGAGGATACTCCCTGACCTAACATTCCGGGGGTCTACAGATGGAACATCTCCGAGTCTGTACATGCAATTACTCCCGTTGCAGAACTCCGGCTCAGGTTACAACAACCCTAAGTCTGTGGGCGGTACGGATTCAACAGCTACACAGGCTGTAACAGCAACCCAAACTTACCCTGTTGATCCCGATACGTACACCGGGCAGATAAATGTTCGCGTGCGCGGTAGGCAGATGTCTATCCGGGTTTATTCAGACACCATTGGCATACAGTGGCAACTTGGGTCTCCCAGACTTGATATGCGGTTGGACGGCAGACGATGACCTACATTGTCACATCCGAAACAACTCTCAACCGGGTGGTCTCCCCGCGCCTGCCGGGAGCTTCGGATGACTACGACCCTAATTACATTAACCAGCTCAACAACATATTGCGGTTGTACTTTAACCAAGTGGACAACATACTGGGCCAGTTGAGTTCGGGTTCTGGGTATATTCCGGCTCTGACCGTCTATACGGTTGCTACTCTCCCCAGTGCGGCTACTGCCGGAATTGGAGCAAGGGCTTTTGTATCTGATGCCACCTTAGCTGTTTTTGCTTCTACCGTAGTTGGTGGGGGCGCAAACAAAGTCCCCGTCTACTCGGATGGAACCAACTGGAAAATTGGGTAGGAGATAGATATGCCTAGTGAATCAGACGGCGGGGGTAGTAATACTGGTACTAGCGGCGCAAGTGCTGCGGCGCGGGGCGGCAGCAATGGGGGTGGCCCCGGAGATAGAGACCCGGCACAACAAGCGCAAGATGCGAGAGATGCGAGAGATGCGAGAGATGCACAGGCCGTAGCAGATAGAACTGCCGGAGAGCAAGCAGCTTCTACCGACACAGAAAGCAATCCACCTAGCTTTGATTTTGACTCAAACAGAATAAACAATTTGCGGATGGCACGCGATGCCGAATTGTCTTCGTATTTTGGGGATGATGCTAACAAGTACGCCACCACGGCAGACCAAGACCCTGATGCAAGAGTTGCAGTTTTTGGAAAGTTAATGGGGGACACCACCAAGCAAAAAATAACTATTGGGGCTGGTGACAAAGCTAGAGAAGTTTCGGTTGACGTTCCAACAAACAGTTGGGCCGATGTGTTTGGGAAAGCGCCAACATACGCCGAAGCAAAAGCGCTTCAGGCGGCTGGCTTGGGGAACATGACAAACGCTGGCTCCAAAAACACTTTTGGCCTTGGTGTTCCGGTGGGTGGCGTAACAGGACTTGCTACCAACGACCCCGGCCAGACTGCTGATAGCGTTGTTGCGGCAACGGACTTTACCAATGTTGTAGGGCCAATAGCAAAAGCGGCTGCGATGTTCATCCCCGGCATGAGTATGGCAATGACCATCAAAGACTTGGCCGAAGGAAAAGTTACGCTAGGGGATATTACATCTAACTTTGCACTAGGCTTGCTCGCTAAGCAATTAGGGATTAACGTAAACGTAGCCCGAGCAGCAATTAACGGCGATTTTGGAAGTGCGCTTGCTTCCACAATGATAGGCCAGCTTAATCCTGCTCTGGCAAAAGAACTTGGCGTAAACCCAGCACTGGCGGGCATTCTTGGCAAAGAGTCTGGCGCGTATGGCGCGCTCACTTCGGCCTTCAATGGGATGAACCAGAACTGGGGAACTTCAAAAGATATCTCCAACGCCATCAATACCGGGTTCCAAAATCTAGGTATTACAACCGGCACAGGCGGTGACAAGGGAGCCACTGGGCAGCCTATAAATACTGGGTTTAGCACTCAGGATGCGATAGACCACTACCTTAGCACCAGCGGCGGGGGCTCTAATACTACAACCCCCACCACAACGCCCGACGAAGGCGCAACCGGCACGGACGCAAATGCCGCGGGTGCCCAAGGTAACTTGTTCAACCCCATGGGTTTAACCGCGCCTCAAACTCAGCAAATGACCAACGCGTTCCCGCAACTGGCTAACGTGTTTTATTACGGTAAAGACTCCGGCCCCAAAAAGCAGGTGCTTGATGAAAACAGCCAGATAGTCTTTGAAGACCAAAACCAAGGACTTGCTTCGGGGGGCCGTATCACGGACAATAAAGATGATGCTGTTGACGCGTATATAAGACACATAGTTGAGCAAAGCGGGGGCCCGATGTCCCACCAAGAATTACTTGCAATAGTGAAAGGAATTTGATATGACCTGGTTAGTAGATGAAAATGGCGAGTACTACGACGATGGGTCAAGCGCTTCTATTTATGGGGGCACTGGGGACAACTTAGTTCCTACTGGTAATCCCATATATGGGGATACGGTTTTTGATTTAACCCCCTACTCTAGCGAAGATATTTCAGGAAGCCTGACAGACGCGGATAGAGCTCTTATACAAAGCCAGTCTAATGCAAATACCGCTACATCTGGGGGCCCTCAGCAAGTTACAGATTATGTGGGCGCATTAACAGCCGGGCTTAAATCAGGCGCTATCACTGCCGCCGACATTGCAAAACTTTCCCCCGCGGTCCAAGCCGCTATTTCTAAAGCTACTACGACTCCAAATTTTCTTGACAAGATAGGAGAATTTTTAAGCACTACTGCGGGCAAAGCCATTGGTATTGGTGGGCTGGCGGCGCTTCTTCAGTCTGCGGGCAACAGGGGTACGGGGGAAATTTACAGAGGCTATCAAGGTAGTATTCCTCTGTATAACGCCGAACGAACTATGAACCCCATACCCACCACAGCGGTGGATGAGAGGGGCCGAACAGCAGCCCGTCGTCCCGGGCAAGGCGGAATAACGTACTTCAGCCCAATGCGGTACACCCCGGCAGATTACAAACCTACTGTACCAAGTACTCCTAGTACCCCTAGTACTCCTAGTACACCCGATACCGTAGAGAATGCCAATGGGGGCGTAATTGCTAGAGCCGCAGGCGGGCTTGGCTCCCTTGGCGGCTACTCAGATGGAGGGCGGCTCTTGCGCGGCCCCGGCGATGGTGTATCAGATTCAATTCCTGCGACAATCGGCCAAAAGCAGCCAGCTAGGCTTGCGGACGGCGAATTCGTAGTGCCAGCGCGCATTGTTTCCGAGATTGGAAACGGTTCAACTGAGAGTGGTGCCCGGAAGCTATACGCTATGATGGACCGCGTACAAAAAGCTAGGGGTAAAACTCTTAAAAACGTAGCCGCTAATTCCAGAGCGGACAAGTATTTACCCGTGTAGGAGCATATATGGCCGGAGCAAGCGTTACATCAGGTAGTTCTACCCTACCCACCCCCACTGGAGGGGGTACAAACTCATCCACGTTGTCCGAATGGGCGGGGCCGTATGTGACCAACATGCTTGGTAAAGCCCAAGCAGTGGCCAATGAGCCCTACCAAACGTATCAAGGCCCACTTACCGCAGGGGCTTCTAAGCTGCAAACAAAAGCTTTCAAAGGTTTGGGTTCACTGGCGGTTCCAAAGGCAATTGGTGATGCGGCTACTACCGCTGGTAATGTCGCTAACAAGTTGTCCGGGATGTCGTACGACCCCATGACGGCTACTAATCAATATAAAGCGCCCCAAGGTTACGAATCAGTAGGGGGTTCATTTGATGCGGAGCAAGCGCGACAGTACATGAACCCGTACTTGCAGATGTCGCTTGACCCCCAATTGGAAGAAGCGCGTCGGCAATCGCAAATTACCCAGATGGGTAACAGCGCAAAGATGATTCAGGCTGGCGCATTTGGAGGAAGCCGTCAAGCCCTTATGGATGCGGAGACCCAGCGAAACCTCGGGACCAACTTGGCCAACATCACTGGTACTGGATACAACACCGCGTATACAAACGCTCAAACACAGTTCAACGCGGACCAAGCACGCAAAATTCAAGAAGCCCAATTTGGAGCTTCTCAAGGTATGACCGCCGCGCAATTAAGCGCCCAATATGGACTTTCAGCGGAGCAAGCTACTGAAATGTCTAGACAGTTTGGCTTCACCTCGGGCATAACTGCCCAAAATGCTGCGCTCAATGCGGCTAACACCCAAGGGGAACTAGGCGCGTCTGCAAACCAAGTCGAGCGTGCTAACCTTGCCGCGCAGTTAGCTGGTGGTGAAACACAACGGGCTATCAAGCAGCAAGGTATAACCGCTGACTACAACGAGTTTGTAAACCAACGTGAATACCCAAAGGAACAGCTTAAATTTCAGCAGTCTATGTTGCAGGGCTTACCCATCTCCACGGTGTACAACACACCAGTCGGGCAAACATCAGGCCAGCAGGCAGTTGGTAACACGACTGATGCAACGGCGTTACTGAAAGAACTTGGAGTTATTAAATGACCCCGAATTTGAACGAAGCAACATCGCTGGTTAACTCCATTCCGCTGGTGAAGGAGAGCATTCCTACGCTTATGAAGCTGGCCAACGGGTCCAACCCCAACATCCCCGGTTACATGGCGCTTGGGCGTTTGCAGCAGATTAAGGCCATGATTGAACACTCGCAGCAACCGCAGATGCCCCAAGGCACGGTCAAGGAAAACCTTGAGCGTTCAGTTGCAAACATGGGCATGATGAACGGTCGCCAGCAACAGATGCAGCAGAACATGATGCAGCAAGGTATTGCTGCGCCCGGCCCGGCCCCCGAAGGCGTTCCTCAGCCTCAACCCATGCCGCAGCCAGAACAGATGCCGCAGCAGCCCCAAGAACTCATGGCTGCACACGGCGGCATCTTGCATGCGCAAACCGACCCCGAGATGTTTAACTTTGCCCCCGGCGGCATTGTGGCGTTTAGCGGTAAAGACAAAGACCAAGAGGTTGAAGATAAGGACAAAAAATCTAAACCCGTTGAGTACAAAACTACGGCTTCGCAGGAGAAAGAAAGACAACGTGCGGAAGACCGGGCGGCGCTTTTAAAATATCCAGCGGCATTGGCAGACGTTGCTGTTGCTCCTGCGCGGGGGGCTATAAATCTTCTTGGCGTTACTGCCCCAAACGTAATTAACAGAGTAATTAACGCTTTAGCGGGTACGGACCTTGAAACTAATTACGGTCCCGGTTATGACCTCGGGGAATATTATAATGCTAGCCAGAGAGGTAATGTTGATACTGGCCCAAGGGCCAGCAGGTTTACAACCGCTAACGACCCCCGGGTAAAAATGGCAGATGTACCTGCAAGTAATAGTGCAGCACCTTCTGCCCCTGCCGTTGCGCCTGCGCCTATTGTTGCGCCCCAGCCTGCCCGCGCGCCTAGACCCGCCGTTGCGCCTGCCGCTCCTGCTGTGCCTGCCGCTGCTCCCGGCGCTGCTCCAGTAACCGACCAAGGTCTTGGCGCATTAAATACTAATACTGATAGCCGGGTTGCAGACCTTCTGGCCAAACTTACCCCCGACAACAAGTACATAAGGGAAATTGACACCGCGCAAGCAGCGGCAAAACCCGAGGCGTATGACCAGCAAAAAGCTATTGCCGACCAGCTGGCGTTGAATGAGTCTCTCGGTATTGGTACATACGGAAAAAACCGTCGAGCGCAAATGGAACAGCGGGCTAAAGAATTTGAAGCCAACAGGATGTCCAAGTTGGACCGGCTACTTGCTTTAGGGACAGCTTTTTCGCGCCCGGGCGCTAGGGCCGGAGATGTGGGTCAACGTCGCGTTGAGTTGAACGAAGCCGAACGTGATGCGCGGGAAAAGTTTCAGACTGCTCAGGATGCGTTGATGGCCACTGTTGAGCTAGCAGACGAAGCTGTCCGCACCGGCAACGCTTCAGAAATCCTCAAGACCAAAGCGGCTAAAGACAAAGCCATGCAGGATTGGAAGGCCGCAGCAGTCGAGGCTAAGAAAATTCAAGCCCAAGCCGAAGCCTCGCGCCAACAAACAGGAACCCAAGCTGCTACTTCTGTGTTTGGCGATGAGATGCGAATGCAATCAGACCGTGAGAAAACAGCCTCACTGGAAAAAATTGCGGCGGCAAACAATGTCAGCGCACAGGCAGTGGCTAAGATTCAGGCACAAACTGCTGCATATGTTAAGCCGACTGAGCAAGAACGGTTTATCGGCGACTACTTTGCTATTGTTAAGTCGCAAGGGCAACCTGCTGCTGATGCATGGCTGGCGGAGCAAAAGAAAATTCGTGCGGTTATTGGCGGGTCTAGGTATGAAGGGCAAGACAAAGAAGTTGAGCGCGAGATAAAAGTCCAAGCCGAGATACGGGCACAAACCGAACCGTTGAGAATGCGCCTAAATAGTACAAAAGACCCGGCTAAACAAGCCCAACTTCAAGCTCAAATTGCCGCCGCAGAGAAAAAAATACGAGCGGACGTAGCACGAGCGTCTGGCGACGCTCCTCCACCCAATGCAGTAAAACTCGTAAAACCATAACCAATGCCTACATACGAAGTTAAAGTCGGGTCGTCCACCTATCAAGTAGACGCCCCAGACCAGAACACGGCGTGGAAGTGGGCTAACTACACCCACAATCAGTCTGCTACACAAGCAGCGCCCGTAACGCCAGAGCCCGCTGAATCTGGCGGGTTCTTTGGGTCGTTCGGCTCTGCCCTTAAAGAGCGGGCGACGACTGCTCTGCCCACAGCAAAGATATTCACCGGGCTTGGTGACCAGAAGGCCGCGGTAGATGAGCTGGCCAAGCACAAGGAAGAAGCCAACAGCGCCTACAAAAACACCGAGTTTGGTGAAATTGGCGATGCGTTTAGGCAGGGAAACTTTACCCAAGCCCTTGGCAAAACGGTCGACAAGTTTAAAGAAGTAGCGGGCTCCTCTCTCGGGTCTATGGCCCCAGCGATGGTTGCGGGTGCAGGCACTGCCGCAGCCGTAGCAGCAGCACCTGTTGCTATTCCTGCCGCTGCTGCGGGCACAGCGGCTTTTGGCCTCACGGCTTTGGGTTCATACCTCTCGGACAACATCTCCCGCCAAAAGGAAGAGCAAGCAGCTGCGGGTAAACCCTATGAGGACATCAACCGACTCAAAGGCGTGACCGCCGCAGCGGTCTCAACCTCCTTAGACCTCTTTGGCCTTAAATTCTTCAAGCCCTTGGGTCGATTGGTTGGGGTTGAAGGTAAAGTTGCGGCCGAAAAAACGGCGATGGAAATCGTTGCCAAGGCCACGCAACCCAGAGCCTACGCTCGTGCAGTTGCCCGGGGCACTGCGGAAGGTATTGCGTTTGAAATCCCGCAGGAAGTAACGCAGTCGGTGTTGGAGCGTTGGCAAGCGGGCCTTGCTCTTGACCCGTTCACTGACCCCGGCGCGGCAAAAGAATATCTGGAAGCTGCTGGCGGTGCGCTCTTGTTGGGCGGGCCGATGGGCGCATATAGCAAGCTGCGGGACACCGCCGCTGCACGCGGCACTCCTGAAGGCCAAGCCCTCTTGCGTACAGAGGGTTCCAAAATTACTAGGGATATAGAGAGGGAACCAGATGCTACAGAACCTATCAGTGCCCCAGATAGAGCAGGCACTACAGTGGCTGGACAGCCCGACACTGGAGCCCCCGCCGGAGGAACTGCGGACACTCAACGAACTGGAGTGGATGTTTCTGGACAGAATGCTCCGGGGACTACAGCTGGAGAAGCGGGCCAACCCGGTGCATTAACCACGACCCCACCGCCGCCACCCCCTTCCTTAACCGACGAAGAAGTACAGATAGCTTCTGCGGATGCCAAAGAAGCCTATGACGACGCACGAGACCATTTGAGTGCGTTGCTTCAACTACCTTCCCGTACCGAGTCGCAAGACAACATGCTGGGGCGGTTACGCACCGAGCTAGTAGACGCCGACTATCAACGGTATCTAAAAGATACGATTGACGACAAGCCGCTTGCTGATGTAGTTGACGAAATCGTTGTCAAAATTGGGCCCGGCAAAAAAGCCCCTCGCGCTATGCAGGGGGAGATGTTCAGCACCAACGAACAGATTGGCCGGGCAATCACAGGAGCTATGGCTCTAGCGGGCCAAGACCCCGTAAAAGCTGCGCAGGAGCTAGAGAACCGCAAGCAACGCGTCATGGACTACGAGCATAGTGACGCAGAGGTTATGCGTCTGGGCCGTAGCGCTGACATGAACGCCGCGCAATCACTGGCTAACAGAGACACCTTGGTTGCAGCAGCTAAAAAACGGACACTCGAAACCATTGACCAAGCCATTGCTGGGTTGCCCAGTGTTGGCCAGCCCCGTGCAATGCAAGGCAACCTGTTCAACCGGAAAGAACTTGCCCAGAAAGACAAGTACTCAACCGATGTCACAAATCTAAGCGGTGAAGAACGCGCTAAGATTTTGACCAACTCGTTGCAAGAAACTGAGGCAAAGTTAAAAGCCTCGCAAGAACAACTTGCGGAATTGCAAAAAATTAACGCCGCCGCTGTAGCTGGAAGAGGGGCTACAGTTACGGTTGAAAAATTGACCGCTGCCCGAGAGCAAGTAGATAGCTACAGCCGACAGCGCGCTGCGCTTCAAAATGACCTAGAAAAACTAAACGCGCAACTAGCATTGCCCGCTGACCAAAGAACCGATACAAACGCTGGTTGGCTTCGGGGTAAACCAGAAAAACCAAAAATATCCAGAAAACCCAAAGAGTCGATGGCCGACGCTCCCGTGCAAGAAAGTTTGTTTGGGGGCGAAAAGCAAAAGACCACAACGGGTAAGACAAAAGAATCAACAGACCTAGAAAAAACTCTGATGGGCCTGTTGCTTGGCGAGGACCCACGACAAGATTTTGGCGCTGAGGAAGAAGGCGCTGACCCTGAGACAGAAGCAATAGAGCAAAAGTTAGAGTCCCAGAAAGAAACTGAGCTTGCCCCAAAGACAAGTACGTACCATATCAACGACACCCAAGAAGGTAAGCTGGTAAATAGGCTTTTTGATGCGCTTGTGTCCTCTACTGATTCGCCGGGGGAAGTCGATAAGCACACAGCGTTAAAGGGTGCTGTACGTAAAGACATACTCAACTACGACATTGTAAAACCCGGCGAAACTAAAAGCCTTGGGCTACGCGAAGCACTGAACTACATTGGTAGTTTGGTAGGCGGGCGTGACAAGCTGAACGCCATGATAGAACAGCTGGAGCAAAACAAGTCTCCGTCTGTTCAGCAGGCAATATTTAACCGGTTTGGTCTACCCAACCTGACAAGCCGCAGGGGCTTGGAAGGCTTCGCCAGCCGTGTGGGTAAGGAGCTTGACGAGCTACCCATCATGCGCAAGCAAACTGGGGAAGAACGCACCGGGGTTCAAATTTCTACGAAGACCCTGCCCGCTCCTGCAACGGGCAAGTTTATTGGGGTTATTCCCTACGAAAGTGAAGTAGAAGCAACCCCCATTAAGGCCAAAGAACGTGGGGTTAATTCGGAGGGCAAGCCCCGCCGTCCTAGTCTGGATGACCAAGAGAAAAAACGGTTTGTGGTGCAAGACACCAAGTTGCGTACTGCATGGCGCACTATCAAGCAACTAATTGCCGCTCGTGGAGCACCGTCAGCTGAGCAGTTAGCGGCTAAGAACTACATGGAAAACCCCGGACGAGAGACGTTTGGGGATGCACTCAATGACTTGGCCTATGACATTGCTACTAATGAGGCTGCCAACAGCACTTTCTATGGCGAAGGTGGTAAGTACGCGTTGGCATTCCAGAAATGGATTAACGACAACTTAGACCAGAGCACAATTGATACTCTTAATGACCTCATTGCGGTCCACAAGCTGAATGTTGCTGAGACCGAAAAGTACAACGCCGCGATAAGCAAGTACAACGAAGCTCTAGATGGCTTTGCGGAAAAGAAACGCGTAGCAGCCGAAGCAGCGTCGAAAAAGAGACTAGAAAAAACTCCTAGCAAACGCCCAAATATTAGCGAGCGTATCAAAGAGACTGAGGCTGGTGAACAGGAAGACATCCCGGCTGAAAAATTCAAGCACTCGTTGTCGACCATACACCCTGCAATTTTGCGGATGGTAGAGAAAGGGAATTTAACTGAAGCGCTGGAAACTTTGGCTGATTCTGAAGACGGCTACTACAAAGTTTTGGCTGAACGCCTGTTGGCCGCAAAACCAACAGCCAAGCTAGAAATCATCAACCACAACAAAATACTGCCGCTGTCAAACGACCCCAATGTAAAAGAGACGTTCAAGAACCAGATAGCCACGCTGGTAAAAATGATTGAGACCTCCATCCCGCCGGAACGTCAAGGGGTAATGGTTCGTAACCTCAAGTCCGACAACTTGCAAGCGGTGATAACCGAGGTTAAGAACCTCCAGAAGAACTTCACCAACGACTCCCAACGGGAGATTGCCAAGCAGGCATACGACTTCTTAAACGAACAATATGGTTGGATAGGTAAGTACGACCCAGAGTCTGACACCATCATGTTGCGAAACAACACGATAAGCAACCACACGTTCCTGCATGAGGTCCTGCATGCTGTAACGTCAGACTTGATCGACAACGCAGACAAGCTGCGGGGTGTTAGGAAGGATGCGTACAACCGGCTTGAAGAGTTGTACAAATACGCTAGCGGCAAGCTTGCCGTACAAAATAGCGACACCACTCCTTACGGGTTGCAAGACCTGCACGAGTTCATCTCCGAGGCGATGACCAACCCAGAGTTCCAAGCGGACCTACGGGTGCTTCGTTACAAAGCTGCGCCGTTCTCTTTGTGGGATGCGTTCTCGCGGGCCATCGCACAGCTATTCCGCATGGACCTCAAGAGCAAAGACAGCGACGTGATGGTGGAGGTTATGCGGGCCACCAACATCTTGATTCCGGGCGAGGCTTCGTTGGAAGGCATAGAGGGCGCTAAAGAACCCGCGGAAACTAAAGGGCAGCCCAAGGCCATAGCTGGGCGCATAGCTGCTGTCCCAGCGGGGATGCAGAACACTCCAAGCACGCTGAAGCTGTTGCAAAAATCACGCACTTGGGATGAAGCTCGAGAACCGTATAGTCAAATAATAGTCTCGGCAAAAGCTGCCAGTCGGCCCGCGTTGCTTGGGGCACTTACGCTGCGCCAGATTGGGGACTTGGTGCGCAACCGTGTTCCGCAAGTTAACAACTTCATCCGGTTGACCGAGGAGTTCCTTGCCCGCAAGAATAATATCTTGAAAGAGTCCGGGGACATCCTCAAAATTTGGGAACGCATGCAGTCTTCCAACCCCGAAGAATCTAGGGCGCTTGCTAAGGTGATGCACGAGGCTACGATTCTTCAGTTTGACCCAGACAAAATTCGATACGGTAGAGACCCTCGGGAAATAATGGTGGTCGATGCTTGGAAGGCGCTTGACCTTACATCCAAAAACATCTACCGGCAGGTGCGTAATTTTTACGAACATCGGCAGGCTGAGTACCGGGCAATTATGCGTGATCGTATTACTGCCATGAGCGGTATTGTTGTCTCCAAAGAAGCCGTCGCTGAAATGCGCAACTTGGGCGTGCCAGAGAGCACTATCAACAGGCTCAGTAAGTCTGGTGTGTCCGAGGATGAAATGACGGAGATGAAAAATCTTGGGGTATCACCAGACACAATTATCAAGATGCGCAAATCTGGTGTGTCCGAAGCTACCATGCTCAAGATACGAAATGAGTTTGAGAACACCACGTTCAAAGGGCCGTACTTTCCGCTGATGCGTCATGGGCGGTTTTGGTACCAATTTGGTACAGGGCCCACCCGTGAGTACTACATGTTTGAGACCGCGGGCGCTAAAGAAGCCCACATGACTGAACGCATCGAAAGAAACCGCCTTCAAAATAAACCCAATGTTCCTATCATGGAGGGCTCAGAGTACGCCCAACAGATGGACTTGCATGCCAAGCAGTCTAATTTTTTACGGACTGTGTTTGATGCTGTAGATAGTTCTAACTACGGCGTTGATGCAGCTCAAAACTTAAAAGACACCATCTACCAAAACTTTCTGTCTATCCAACCAGAAAGCAGCTTCCGTAAACAATTTATGCACCGGAACGATGTGGCGGGTTACTCAGAGGATGCCCTACGCAACTTTGCAAAGTCGTCGTTTCACATGGCGTATCAGCTTGCGCGCTTTGAACACTCTCCGAACATGTTTTCCCAAGTAGACGCTGCCCGCATGCAAATTAAGGACAGGAAAGACGAAGCCGGTGGGTTTGACAAAGAGTTGTCTAGGGAGAACAACGAGCTCAGCGACTATGTAACAGAGATGGACAAGCGGTTGAAGCTGATGCTC